TTCAAATGAACCCCATGTTTGAATTTGAAGAGAGAGTTAGGGGTAATATACCTACTGAGAATATTAAGTTGATAGATTTATTAAAGTTCCCAAAATGGGCAATGGAAGATGTAATACCCGGCATGTCTTTGAGAAGGGCTGATTTTTTACGTGATATATTAAAGAAAAAAATTCCAATCATGATGAGCGAAGAAGCTAGAAGTGGGATAAAACAACTAGGTGGCAAGGAGATTTTAACATCTAAGGAGTTTAAGGAACTGATGAAAGCCCCAACATATAAATTCGACCCATTTAAGCGTAGAAAAAGTACTCCATGACGAACAAAGACAATTTTAATATAATCCCATCACCTAGCGATATGAAAGAGCGTGATGACGTTCTCTTGGGTGCCTATAATAATTTGATTTATTTTGGCAGGGCGTTCCTGCCGAGGGACTTCCTGAATAAATATTGACACCAAGCCCGGTGCTAGGATATGCAATATAATCCCCCGCGGACACGGAAAGTCGGTGCTGGCGAAAGCCGCTATCATGCATAAGCTTTGCTTTGCAAAAGAAAATGACCAGCATTTTGTTGCTTGGGTGTCGGAAGAGCAGGGTCAGGCTATCGACCATTTGAAGTATCTCCGCTCCCATTTTGAAAACAACAAGATGGTTAAATATTATTTCGGGAATATGGATGGCGGACTGTGCGGTAAGCGCTGGACTGAAAAGGATATAGTCACTCCAAAAGGAGACCGTGTGATAGCCAAGGGCACATCCCAGCGTTTAAGGGGTCGGGCGGAGGTGGATGTCAGGTATACTGGTATCGTGCTTGACGACTTTGAGTCCGAATTGAACACCAAGACTCCCGAGCGCAGGTCTGAAATCAAGAAATGGATTGTATCCACGGTGTACCCGGCGCTTGAAGAGACCCCCGGCAATGAGGGCTGGATATGGCTTGCCGGTACTATTGTGCATTATGATTCCTTTTTGCAGATGGTTTATGACGGCTGGAAGAAAGCTAACGAAGATAAAAGGAAATATCCTTGGGATGTTAACTTTTACCGTGCTATTGAAAATGGAAAGCCATTGTGGTCTTCGCAATTTTCACAAAAAAAGCTAAATGCGAAAAAGCGGGAGTTTATTGAAGCTGGGCTTGTTAATAAATTTGCTCAGGAGTATATGAATGATGCCCGTGATATCACCAATGCCGCGTTCAAGATAGACAGAATCCAGTATTATAACGGCAGGTTTGAAAAGAGAAACAATATGCCGTTTATTATTGATGGCGAAGATGCGATTCCCATTAATGTGTATATCGGTGTTGATTTAGCGGCAACTGCTACTGCGACATCCGACTTTCAGGTTATACTGGTTATGGGCGTTGATTCCAACAAGAACCGCTATATTATTGACTATTTCAGGGAACGCATCCCCACTTTCGATGTCCCGGCGAAAATTATAGAGTATGCCAAGAGGTATAGTCCCGTCAGGAGGGTTACAATCGAAACAGTAGCGGCACAGGAGATGGTCAGGGACATGGTAACCCGCATGTCTGTTGACGAAAGAAGGCTGATGCCCGGATTGTTCAGGGGGGTCAAGCCTCCGCCAAGGATGAAAAAGGAAGACAGGCTTGAAACAGCGCTTGGTCAGATTGTAAACTCAAAGAAATTATATATTTACAGGCATATGACAGAGATTGTTGATGAGTTTTTTGAACATCCAAAGTCAAGAAATGATGATTTATTGGATGGTTTGTATTATGCTGACTATTTTGCAAAACCCCCAAAAACGGGTAAGATGAGTGTGGATGATGTTGAGCAGAAGGAGGAAAAATTTGATTATCATAAGTTCAAAAAGGTCTATAATTGGATGACTGGTGCAAAAATTTAAATTAAATTGATGTTTTTATTGTGTTTTTGTTAATATAATATGTATAATTTGTACAATGCCTAGGTTAGGAAAAAGGTCAAGAATGCGCTTAAAAAGTGATAATGCTAAGTTGATTCCCAGTTGGCGGAGCTGTAGTTTTGCTATTTCCTGCATATTGTGCGGAGATTAAGAACTGATGGCTGGCGTTAGTACAGATACAGTACCTGCAATGCTTACCCCCGGAGAATTTGTAATTAAAAGGGAGTCAGCGGCTATGTTAGGTGAGCCATTCTTACGAAAATTAAATGCGGTTTCAGATAATGCGACTCAAGGCTTTCATGCCGGTGGCGGAGTAAATCAAAATAATAGACCACACAGTAATATTGATTCGTTGATTGGACAAGCACAAGAAAACATGAAACCTCTGTATGGTGGCGGAGTAGATTATGTAAAAGATTTAGCTCTTATTGCCAAAGAAAAAAGAGAAGAAAATCCATTATTTGGATTAAATATGTTTACTGGTGTAGACCCCTTTGATATATACTCAGTTTTTGCTGAAAAGAAAAGACAGGAAGACTTACCCATGGTTGATATGGAAGCTGTTTTAGAAAACATAAGAGCATTAAAGGGGCATCATGACAGAGGTGGTGCATATGATACAGATACTGGTACTTTATTGAGAGGCTACCGACAAGGTGGAGATGTTGAATTATATCCAGAGCCGGGTAAGCCGGGAAGGTATAAAGACCCAATACATCGTTATTTGTCTGATATGATTTTAGCGGGTAAAGCAGATGAAATGGGGCAACTTCTAAATGACTCTTATTACAGACAGCTCGTTGAGCAAGAAATGAAATTTATGCAAATACAGAACTTGGTACAATCAGCAGAAGAGGCTCTTCCAACTTATACGGGTAAGAAAGAAGGTATTGACTTTGGTGATATTTTTGGTGAACAATCTTGGTTAAAACAGCGTGGAAAGAAAAAGTCAATCAGAAATGTTGAAGATATTATGGGAGAAATGCCGTTTGGACAAAGAAGGAGTGAATTATTTGAAAAGGGGTTGTATGGCTTAGGCTATCAGAAAGGTGGCGGAGTAGGTGAAGCTGGTAGAGCATATCCACCGGATACATTAATGAGCCCTTTTTGGGGAGATACAGCACCTGCACCAGAAGCTCAAGATGCAACAGCTACAACACCTTTCCAATCTCTAGTACAAGCCGCTGAGTTTGATAAGATGGTTAAAATGCTTATGGCTCAGGCGGCTTTACAGAAAGCCAAACAAGCTAATGAAGTTGGAGAAGCTGAAAAAATTGAATGGGATGGAAAAAGTGTATTGCCACCTTGGGAGGGTAAAAGAAATTTTAAAGGCAATCTATACGAAGATAACATAGAATTCCCGGTGTACCGAGAAGGAAATCCACAAATATATCTCCAATAAATATGCCTAATACGGAAAAAGACAGTCGAGCGGAATATAACCAAGAGCTCTTCCGCAACTGGAGCGATGCCCGCACAGATTGGGATGAAGAAGCCCGTAGGGATGTTGATTTCTACCTTGGCAACCATTTTACTTCAGATGAGTCAAATGAGTTGCAGTCCCGCAATCAGGCTGACGTTCCCATGGACAGGACTTCCGGTGCTGTTGAAAAATTTAAAGCTGTGCTTACAGCAAGACCCCCCGCATTTACAGTAACGCCCAGAGAAGATTCTGATGTTAAAGTAGCGAGCGTGTGGCGAACTATTGTTGGCTATATCTGGCAGATATCAGACGGTGATGCCCAGATGAAGCAGGCTATCCATGATTATGCGGTTACTGGTCTCGGTTATTTATATGCTTATGTTGACAGAGAATCGGATTTCGGGAAAGGTGATGTCAAGTTCACTTATATAGACCCTTTCCGGGTTTACGTATCTCCTTCGTCCAGAAACCGTTGGTGTGATGATGCTGACGGTATTATTATATCTACAATCTTGACGGGCGAACAGGTCATTAACCTTTACCCGGAATTAGACGATGTTGTAGACCCAGTTACCGGTGAAGTATCTGATGGCGTTCTCCGTAGCATCTCTGAATATTCTGAATACAATGGTGCGGATTATCCGTCTGCCCAGAATAAAAATTCCATGACAGTCTTTACTCCAGCGGAAGTTAAGGATAAAGACCAGATGAATGTTAAAAAGTACCAGATACTTGAAAGGTTTTATAAAGTAAAAGTTCCTTTTTATCATGTTGTAAATATTCAGGATGGGGAAGAGCTTATACTGTCTGAGGAAGAGTTCGCACAATTTTCTGAAGAGAATAGAGATGTATTGGAGTCTGGATTTTTAGAAATTGCTCAGGTTTATCAGACCAGAGTAAAAGTTTGCGCCTCAATAGGTGAGATAGTTCTTTATGAGGATATCCTTAATTCAAACATTTATCCTATTGTTCCGCTTCCCAACATATGGACTGGCACCCCGTATCCAAAGTCAGACGTATCCCGTGCCAGACCAATGCAGAGACTTTTGAATAAGCTGTGGTCTCTTGCCTTATCTCACGCACAGGCTTCAGCCGGTCTAAAATTGCTGGTGCCGCTTGGAAGTGTTGATGATATATCACAACTGGAACAGGATTGGGCTAACCCAAACGCCGTTATTGAAATAGATTCATCTCAAGGCGAGCCGCATTATCCACAACCTTCACCACTCGCTGGTGAATTCTATAAGTTAATACAGCAATGTGAATTTTACATTGACTTTATATTCGGCTTGCCTGAGATGATGCATGGCTTTGCAGATAAAGCACCCGAGACAGTAAGGGGCACCGAAAGAATGATAGCCTTGGGCAGTGAGCGACCCAAGTCAAAGCTTAGAGACATAGAATTCTCTATTAACAGGCTTGGAAAAGTTATTTATAATCTGGCTAAAGGTCATTACAGCTATAAGAAGATGTTCCGTTTGGCACAGCCCAATAACGACCAGACCGAAGCTATGGTTAATTTTTATACTGATGTATCCGGTGCTGTGGTTGACATCAAGAAAGAAAAATATAATATTGAACAGCACGACATAAGAATTGAACCCGGTTCTACCATGCCGACCAACAAATGGGCGGAGCTCAGTGTTTATCTTGAAGCTTTCCAGTTGGGTATTGTAGACAGGTATGAGGTTCTCAAGAAGAACCCGGAAATTTTTGACAAGGAGGGCATTATGCGACGTACAGACGAGAAACAACAGATGATGTCACAGATACAAGCCCTTGAAGGTCAGTTAAAGAATTTGCAGGGAGACTTGCAAACAGCCCAAAGAGAATCCGTTCAGGATAGGAAGCGTGTGGAAGTCGAGAAATTCAAATCACGGCTTTCCGAAGTATCTTCCGATTCTAAAGCGGATAGAAGAGTACAACGTAATAAACTTGAAACAGAGGTGAAGCTCGAGGTGGAGAAATTGGCGAACCGCATCAACCGTGAGGCTGATAAGGCAGTTGGTTCAACTCCAAAAGCCTAGAGACATCTTAAAGGAGTAAAACATGGAATCGTTAGAACAAATTGAGGCTAGTGTCGAAGCTACAGCGTATGGAGATGAAAGTTCATTGGTGGATGAGGTCATTGCAGAGCAATCTGACGAACAGGTTGCAGATGTCCCCGAGGAAGCTCCGGCTTTAGTAGATGAGGCAGAGGTTCGTAAGTTTCAGTCAATGTATGACCGCTCACAAGCGGAATTACAGAGCCTGAAAAAGTATGAGCCTTTGGTAAATCTTCTGGAGTCGAGACCTGATTTGGTACAGACATTGCAGGATGGCATTGCAAATCCGCAAAGTGCACAGGAATCAACTCCCGGTATAAGCAAAGACGAGTTCAACCCTTGGGATGCATTTACAGAAGATGGTTCTGCTTCCAGCCAATATGTTAAAAATAAAATTGAAAACATGGTTAACGAAGGAGTATCTAAGAAAATGGCTAAACAACAGGCTCAGATGCAGACAGAAATGCATTTGAACAATACCGTGAATGAGCTCAGGAATAACTTTAAAATGTCAGATGATGAGATTAAAGGTTTTCTGGAGTTCACCACACAGCCTAAAGAAGCCGTTGGAATGGGTAATCTTGTGAAATTGTATCGTGATGTCAGTGGGGTTGGTCAAACAAATACTGATACCGTAAGTGCGGTGCGAGCCGCACAAGAAGCACCTCGAAGTGCAGGTATCTTGCAGGGACAACCAGTATCAAACAAATCAGAAATTGATAAGGTATGGGATTCCATTGCAGGTGCAACACGCGCTACGAGGTTGCCTTAATTAATTAACAAATAAGTATGGAGGTTTACTATGGCAGTAAATCAAGGACAGTTAAAAGTAACAGACGTTGCTCAAACTGCATCTAATGCTCATGCTTCAACTCATGGAACCACGCCTGA